TCGTCCGTCTCCTGAAAGCTCTCCAATGTCCGGATGGCCGCGTCGTCCAGAAAGCGGTTATCCTTGTAGGTGGACTCATGCACCCGTGCCCGTGGGTCTTTCCGGTCGAAGAACCGTTTCTTCAGCCAGTGCTTGATGCTGATCGGGTTGAAGGTGAGGATGATCTGCTGATACTCCCGCGTCCGGCCGCGCAGTCGGATGTCCAGCTGGTTGAAATCTCCCTCCAGCAGTTCGCTCGCTTCTTCAATCCAGATGCCCGTGATGTTGTAGATCGACTTCAGCTTCTCGACATCGTCCAGACCTGCAAAGATGATCTCGCTTCCGTTGCGGAACGAAATAGCAAGGTCTGATTTGTTGGCTTTGTATCCGCTGTCCGGATAGAAGTCTGCCAGCTGTCCGAGCAGCTGCTTGAAGCAGCTCTCCCGCAGCGTCCTGGCGACCTTCCGGCAGACCAGGAACCGGTGTCCCGGCTCCGTGATGGCCCGCTCCAGAATCTTTCGCCCCGCGAAGATCGACTTTCCGGAACCGCCGCCGCCCTTCAGAACCAGGTATCTGTGTTCGTCCCAGAACAGTGGCAGGAACGTGCGGTTGTTCGTCTCCCGGAGATTCCGAAACCACAGCGCACATTCGACCTTCAGGTCAAGTTCCTTCTGTGTCTGCTTCTTCGCCATCGTCTTCTCGCTCCGTCATAAGCAGCGCGTCACGTTCCTCGGCCAGCAGCGCCAGCTTGTCTGCAATGCGCATCTCACCGGCCCCCATCGAGCTGCGCGTCTTTTCGCCCAGCTCAACTTCCTGCTTCTGCCGCCAGCCGTAGTTGTTCTGCAGATTGAAGATGATGCCCTGCAGTCCCTTCTCCCGCGTCAAAAGCTCCTGCTCCAGATACGCTTCAATCCGCGCTCTGGCTTCGGCTGCCACGTCCGCCAGCTCCGGATGCAGCGTCGGGTCTGCGTAGTTCTGCCAGGTGCTGCGGTCAATGCCCAGCTGCAGGCACAGCCCGGCGATCGACGGCGGCACAACGTACTGCAAAATCTGAATCTCATCGCCGTCGTCGTTCCGGATGATGCCGCCCGTGTCGTCTCTGGCCAGAACTGTGCGCGAAATGCTGCGGAAATACCGTTCCGTTTCCTCCCGCAGCTTCTTTCTGGTGTATTTTTTTGGCCTTCCTGCCGCCATCTGCGCCACCTCCCGTCCCGGCGCTCTAAGGTTCCCGCGCGTGCGCACCCGTATGCGTGCGCTTGTCGTGGGGAAAAATTCAAATACGCTCTCCGCACCGCTCGAATCCCGCCTAATGCGCGGCGCCCTCCCGCAGGGTCTTGCTGCAATATCGAGTGCACGCCCCGTCACGATGCCATGATACTGGAAAAGTCACGTCACGAAGTGTCAACTTTTTCGGCGCCTTGCACAAAAAGCAGGGCTGCACGCCTGCAGTCCCGCTTTTCGTTGCCCGAATTATAGCTTTTTGGGGAAATCCTCGTAGTACCTTCGCACCATCCGGTGCAGCGTGGACTTGCTCAGGCAGTGCTTCATGCACACCGCCGTCGCCGTCGCGTCTGTTGTCACGAACTCAAACAGCGCCTGGTAGCTCTCCCCGCCATGTTCCAGGCACAGGTTGAGGATAACCCGCTGGTCTTCTTCCGGCAGGTCTTTGTAAAGGCGTGAGGTGAAATAGATATACCCCTGCCGGTTGTAGTCTACCTTCACGCCAGATTTGAAACGGAACATTCCCTCACGCCCTTTCTCTTACGCCGTCGTCTGTCTCATGCGCCTGCGAAGCTCTCGCGGATGACGCCGCCGCGCACCCGGAAGCTGACGACGTGGTATCTCCTCAGTGGGTGGATGTACGTCACCGTCCCCGTGAATGGCTTGCGCTCCTTCTTCGGCTGCTTTCTGTTTTTTGCTTGGACGATCTCCGTCTCCCCGAATGTCTCCGGGATTCTCTGTACGATGTCTCCGATCTTCATGTTCATATCTCCTTGATCTCGATTCCGTATCTGTCCTGCATCATCTTCCGCTTGATGATATACTTCTGTGTCCGCGTCGCCCGGCTCTTCACGTCCTCGACGATCTTCTCCCAGCCGGTCTGCGTCTTCCGCTCATAGCAGAAGTCCGCGCAGTACCGGATGGCGCGGATGCGTCTTCCGTCCGGCGTGGTGTATGCTTCCTGCAGCGTGAAGTCCTGCTGCAGCCGCAGCTCGCGGATGAGTCCTGCCTGCAGCATGGCTTGCAGTTCCCGAAACCTTCCGGCCTCCTTCTTGCTGTCAAAGCGGATGCCCTCTGCCATCTCCGGCTCGTTCCGGTACTTCCTGGCCTTCTGTATCTGCGCTGTTTTGAGCTGAGCGAGTGCCTGCTGCTGCGCACGCAGCGGCAGGTCTTCCAGCCGTATGCCTATCGTCCCCACCTCCGTCTCATCTCGAAGTGAATATAAACGCCCTTGTTGACGGCGTTGCGGACATAGCTGATGGATGTCAGCTGATATTCCGGATACCGCTGCTCCAGCTGCACCCATGCGTTCTTTTCCTCGATGGCGTCTACCAGGCTTCCCACCTCGTCCATCGTGATCTTCCCGTCGTACTGTGCAGGCTCCGGCTGCACCAGGTTCCGGCTCTGGTTCCAGTGGCGGAAGAACAGTTTGTCCTTCGCGATATAGTGCGCAAGGCCCGTTACGCCATCCGGCCCGAACTGCAGACGGATGCTGTTTGCATAGCCGCGTCCCCACAGCTTCTCGATCTCGTCGCGGTCGAGTCCGCCGCTGATGATGAGATGGTGGTGGATGCGGTTTGTCTTCTTTCCGTATTCCGTGCAGCTGATATACTTGAACTCCTTGCCGAGCTTGGTGTACCGCCGCTTCAGACGGCGGATGTAATTCTGCAGATCGCGCTGAGCACCCTCTTTCGTCTCCGGTTCTTCTCCCGGCCGGTAGGTGAGATGCAGTGCGATGTCGTCTTCCGTGAAGTTCGTATGTACCAGGCGCGTGAGTCTCTTCTCCGCGTTCTTCTGGTTAAGTCTTCTCTGAATCTCGCTCGTCGGCTTGCAGCGGCTGCGTCTGCGGCCTGGTTTCTGAAACACCGGATATATGTCCGCGTCCATGTAATTGCCGCAGACATATACGCTTTCGCGGATGAAGGTGCGCCCCTGATACATGGCCCTGTGCCCTCCTTCGGAGAATGGTTGCTAAGTTAAGATTGCTTACAAGCCTTAATTCGCGCGTACGCGCGAATATATAATGTATATGGCCAGCCTGCCATCGTCAGTGCCGGGAGGCTGTCCCCGGCAGACAGGACGCGGCTGCGCCCTGTTTCGGCTAATGCTCTTTCTGAATGAAATATCCCCGGCACCAGGCTGGCGGCCTTCCGTCTGCGCAGCCGTCCATTCCCGTCGGAAATAGCTTGGTAATTCTTCCATAGCAGATGCTCGGCTGCAGCATCCGGATCCCGTCCGGCCTCGGAGGTGTTTGCTCCGCTGCGCCTGCGCGGTACCCGCAGCGAAGCGCCGTCATGCCGCCCGGCTGCTCTTCGCGGAAGGCCCATGCGCAGCTGCTGCATCCCTGCTTCCTCGTCACGCTGGCCCCAGCTTTTCTGTCTCGCACGCTCTGGCAATGAGCGTCCATCGCTGCTTCCATGTCATGGCCGCTGCAATAATGGCCCGCAGCCGGTCGATGCCCTCGACTTCTACCGTCCCATGCGCTTTGTGTGTCACGCGCCAGCGAAAGTTCTGCGTTTGTTTCTGCATCGTGCGCTCCTTTCTGCGCCGATCTGCACGCACACAGGCGTGCAGATCATAGGTAGATTCCGGATTAAAGGCAGAAGCCGAAGGCCACGCCATAGGCATAGCCGGCGTTGCCACGGTCCGCGACGCCGTTGCTGTAGACCAGGCAGAAATACGTNAAGCCGAAGGCCACGCCATAGGCAGTGCTGGCGTTGTCCGTGTCCGCGTTGCCGCTGCTGTTGACCAGGCAGAAACTCGTGGAGCTGCTGGCACGCGGCGAGCGGAGCCAGTACCACCATGTTCCTCTTCCCGGAACTTCCTTCACGCGGCTGCGTTCCGAGTCAAACAGTTCAAACTGTTCATCTCCCAGATCGCCGGGCGCCCACTCAGCCGCCGCGTCTGCGCCGAACATTTCCGTAAACGACGGCAGCCACAGCTTGTCCTGCGTCTGCACTTCTTCGCCGTTGATCTTCTGCCGGATGGTGCGCGGCACGATCAGCGCCTGCAGCTCTTTCGGCAGCCGAGGCAATACATCTTCGTTCAGCCACTTGCGCATCGCGCTGTCCTTCCAGCCGCCTTCGTTCGTCGCGTAGTCGTTCATTACGTGCATCTTCTCCATGCAGTCCTTCAGTACAACCATCACGCGGCCTTCCTTCGTGACGTGCACCACCTGCGCCGTCAGCTGCTCAAACACATCATTCTCATTGTCTGCGTCCGCCTCAAGGCAGATCGGGAACTCGCTGCCGACCTCCAGCATGATTTCCGCCAGGTTCATCTGCTCCTGCACGGTCTTCAGCTGCGCCCAGTCCGTCGTGATCGTCGTTCTTTTTGTGATGTCAAACATATCTTTTCCTCCTGAATCTGTCCGTCAGCCCATCATCTCTGCCAAATCGAGCAGCAGCCCTATGGTCTCGTCGTACTTTGCTTCCAGCCGCAGGGCGCAGTTCTCCATGCTCTCGTCTCCGAACGGGCAGGCGAAGTGTCTGGCCTCGTCGCAGACCTGCCGCCCACATTCGTTCGCCAGCTCTACGATCTCCCTGGCCCCCTTCAGACGTGTGCGCAGCTTCTGAAACTGTTCGATCTTTGCCGGGCTTAGAACCTGATGCTCATACAGCCCCAGCTGCTGCACGAGGTCTTCTTTCTTCTCCGCGCTCCAGTACCCGCTCTTGATGCCGCTGCAGCGCTCTGCCGTCATATCCTTCATGCCGTCACTCCCACGCTGCGTCTGCCTTCTGCGGCACAACCTGCTTGTGGTGCGCCCCGCATTTTTCGCAGTAGTAATACCGCGTGCTGCCGTCTGTCCGCTCCAGAACCCATGCGTGATTGCACTGGCTCCGGTCCGGAACCTTCGGCAGCCGCTGCTCCAGACGTTCCAGTTTCCGCCTGCGCCACTCGTCCACATCGTCCCGGCAGTCGTGCAGCAGCATCATCTGCTCCAGCATGATCTGCACGTCCGCAATCTCTTCGGCGATGGCATCCGCGTTGTCCTCTCCGCGCACGCTTTTGCAAAGCTCTTTCTGCAGCTCAGAAAGTTCCTCTGCCGCCACGACGCTCTGCATCTCCGCGCCCCAGGCCCGCAGCGCCCTGTTGCAGAGCGTGCGCATCTCATCGAGTGCTTCGTCGTCCAGGCCCGGCGCTGTGCCTTTGCGGTTCGCCTTGTTGAAGACGTCCCACTGCAGCCGGTATCCTTCCAACTCCCAGAGCTTGTTTGCGATATGCTCCAGGCAGATGCGCTCACCCATACGCTTGTCGTAGTTTGCCGGGTCAACGCACGCGCTGTCGGCCGTCAGAACGAACCCGTTCTTCAGCTTCGCCGTTACCACCGTGCATTTCCCGAACAGCGTCAGTGTCCGGATGTCCGCTTCGCCGAGAAGCGCGTCAATTCTCTCCTTGGTAATCTTAATGTCGCTCATAGCGTATCCCTCCTTCACATTCCCGGTGTCTCAATGATGCGGACGCCGTATTCCTCTGCGCAGGTGTGCTCGATCTTGCAGCCGCGTGCGCCTTCCCAGCCCGCTGCAAAATATGCAATATCCGCTGTTGCAAGCAGCTTCAGGCTTTCGCCCAGGAACCAGAGCGGCCGGTTGCACGCCGGGGCGTTTTCAAAGTAGCTGTCGATGATCTCGACTTCGTCCCCGACGGCCTCTTTCGCCTGGCAGATCGCGACCTTCCGCTCCGCAAGGATTTCCTCCTTGCTCTTGCCCTGCATGGGCTGCGATATGAATAGCTTCTTCATTCGTGTATCCTCCTTGTCTTCAAATTCTTTTAGGTGCTCGCGCAGTTCCGCGCACACCCACGCTGCCTGTCTGTTGTGATCCTCATACGTTCCCTCCTTCTTGTAATTATTCCGCCGCTTTGGCGGCTAGGTATCTGATCGCGTCGTCCATCGTGATTTGTTCTGCTGCATTTATCAGGGCCACTTCCGGGTCTCGCCACTCGACGCCGATATAATCCAGCACGCGACCCCAGCCGTACCAGTTCCCGCGATCGTCCTGCATGACATGGTTCATCCACATTTCCCATTCTTTCGGGTTCCGCTCCCAGAGCCGGTCGAACCGATGCGGACGTTTCTCCATGTGTATGCCAAAGCCGCACATACTGCACCCAGTTCTCTGCGCTTTCGTTGTCCGCAGCGTTCCGTCTGCGTCTCGCGCGATCTCGCCGTAAATTTCCGGAACCGGCACCTGCAAATCTAACGCGAGCTGCAGCAGGTCTTGTCTTGAAAAAATTGCGAATGGGCAGCTGCGCTTTGTACCTGCTGATATGTAGTTGCACCCGTGCATCATCAAAGCCTTCTGTCTGCGCCCACCTTCAGAC